TCCGCTACATGCAACCGTCACTGGACGTGAATCACATGCAATAGGTGGTTCGGTAGGAAGTATAGATAGACCTAAATATCTTGGTCAAGGTTATAAAAAAGGTGGAAAAACTGACAAGAAATGGATTCAAAAAGTTAACAAATCAATTAAAACAAGAGGCACAGAAGGAAAATGTACACCCATTACTAAAAAAGGTTGTACAGGTCGTGCAAAAGCATTAGCTAAAACTTTTAAAAAAATGGCTAAGAAAAGGAAAGCAGCATAATGGCAAAAAAGAAAAAAGCTAAGAAAAAAGACAAGAAGAAGAAAAAAAATAAAAAAAAGAGAAAATAGTGAGTTGGTGGAATAAGAAGAGCCAACCGGTTAAAGAAATAAAGATTAAGCCTACGTTAGGTCATAAACTAACTAAGGAATATAAAAAGAAATTAAAGATAAAAAGAAGAGGTAAATAGTGGCTTTAGATCCATTACAGGTTTTATACAGATTACAGAAAGGACTTCAAACACGCATTCAAGCCCTCGCAATTAATGTGACGTCCGGAGGGGTTGACAATATGGAGTCATATAAGTATATTGTTGGACAAATACATGCACTGGAATCAGTGCGACAGGAAATCTCTAACCTGCTAAATGAGAAGGAGCAAAATGACAACAAAGGAACCATCGTCGATATCGGCACAAGAAGTCCCAAAAGTTAAATTAGCCCTAGAAGAAAAATATAAAGCAGAACCTAAAAAAGAGATTCCAACGGAAGCGGCTCAATTACCGCAACCGACAGGATGGAGAATTTTAGTTTTACCTTTCAAAATGAAAGAGAAAACTGAAGGTGGAGTGTTATTAGGTCAAGAAACTTTAGAGCGTCAACAAGTAGCATCTCAATGTGGGAATGTACTTGCTATGGGCTCTGAGTGCTATCGGGATAAACAACGTTATCCTACGGGTCCTTGGTGCAAGGTCGGTGACTGGGTAGTCTTTGCCCGTTATGCAGGCTCAAGGATTGAGATAGAAGGTGGGGAAGTAAGACTCCTCAACGAAGATGAAGTCTTAGCAACAATACAAGATCCTAAAAGCATCTTGCATAAATATTAACATAGGAGGAAACTATGCCTGAATCAACAGAAGAAAAAAAAGAAAAAGGACCCATGGTCGATTTAGATACATCGGGACCTGGGGCTGATATAGAATTACCCGAGGAAAAAGTCAACGAGTCAGAAGTGGAGGTCAAAGATGACAAAGAGACGGAACAAAAAACTACTGAAGACGTTGCTAAGTCCGATGACGCACCTGCGGAATCTGATGAGCAGCCTGATGTTCAAACTAGCGAACCAAAAGAAGATCAAAAGCTAGAAGAGTACAGCAAAGGAGTACAAGGACGTATTTCTAAATTAACACGTAGAATGCGAGAAGCTGAACGTAGAGAAGCGGCAGCTGTAGATTATGCTCGTGCTGTAGAAACGAATAGACAAGCAATGGAATCTAAGTTCAAAAAAGTGGACAAAGATTACATTACTAAACTTGAGAGCAGTGTTAAAAGTGGATTGGACTCAGCTGAAAAAGAACTAGCTGGTGCTATTGAAGCGGGTGACGCAAAAGCTCAAGTAGCGGCTAATAAAAGGATAGCACAGCTATCTTTTGATAATGCCAAATTAGCAGCAACTAAGGCAGGAAAAGAAGAAGAATCTGTAGCGGAACCTAGACTTTCGCATGGAGGGTATCTTCCTCAGCAAACTCCTCAACGTTTGCCGGATCCTGATCCTCGTGCTGAAGATTGGGCTGGAAAAAACAGATGGTTCGGTCAAGACCGAGCTATGACGTTTACAGCTTTTGAAATCCATAAGGATCTAGTCGAAAAAGAAGGATTTGATCCAAAATCAAATGATTACTATACGGAAATTGACAAAAGAATAAGAGTTGACTTTCCTCATAGATTTGATAGAAGTGGAAATAGAAAAACGTCCGAACCCGTTCAGACGGTTGCTTCTGCGACAAGAAGCGTTAAACCAGGACGCCAAACTGTAAGACTCACACCTTCACAGGTAGCAATTGCTAAAAAATTAGGTGTGCCACTCGAAGAATATGCAAAACAATTAAAACTCACGAAGGAGGCATAAGCATATGACAAAAGAAACAAAGATTACTTCTCGTGCGAGTCAAACTAGGTCTAAAACTGAAAGACCCAAAGTATGGACTCCTCCATCATCTCTAGATGCTCCCAAGCCGCCTGCAGGATACAGGCACAGATGGATCAGAGCCGAAAGCGCCGGTTTCGATGATACTAAGAACGTCACGGGTAAATTAAGATCCGGATGGGAATTAGTGAGAGCCGACGAATACGAAGGCGAAGATTATCCCGTTGTTAAAGACGGAAAATATGCTGGGATTATAGGGGTAGGTGGCCTATTGCTGGCTAGGATATCAGAAGAGCTCGCGAAGCAACGTACTGAGTATTATCGGAAACAAACCGATGCTCGAGACGAAGCAGTGAAGCACGATCTCATGAAGGAACAGCATCCAAGTATGCCGATCAATGTTGATCGACAGACTAGCGTAACCTTCGGTGGTACGAAGAAAAGTTAATTTTTTAACAATTCTAGAACCAACGATTTTTATTAACAACTATTGAAATAGGATAAAACTATGGCAAATAATAACTCGCAAGGTTTTGGTTTGATCCCTTCAGCGACAGTTGGAAATACTCCAGCTCCGCAAGGACAATCTAAATACAAAATCGACGCAGCCTGGGGTACAACTATTTACAATGGCGAATGTGTAAAAGATGGCAGTGGGTATCTAGTAGGCGGAAATGGTTCCGCAGCAGATATCTATGGAGTTCTGAACGGAATTTTCTACAATGCGGCTACAACTTTAAAGCCGACTTGGGCAAATTTCTATCTAGCTACCATAACACCCGCTAACTCTGAAGACACTGTAGCCTTTGTACAAGACAATCCTTTTTCAAGCTTTACAGTCGCAATGGACGCATTGTTGGACACAACTGTTGCCGCAGCGCAAGCTAAGTTTTTACAGACGTATGATATGAATGCATCAGCTGGTAGTGATACCACTGGTAAATCATCTTCTACTCTAGACTTAGGTACAACTTCTGCTGACGGTAAACAATTTAGAGTACTTAGAGTTGCTGAAGATCCTGAAAATCAGGATGTTACAGCGGCATATTGTTCTCTTGTTGTTTCCATCAATTTAAGCGCATTGGGACATAACTAATAGGAGCATATAGAACATGGCAATATCACGAGCACAGCTAGTTAAAGAACTAGAACCTGGCCTAAATGCACTATTTGGGCTTGAATACAAAAGGTACGACCAGGAGCATAAAGAAATTTATGCAGAAGAATCATCTGACAGAGCTTTCGAAGAGGAAGTAATGTTAAGTGGTTTTGCGAACGCAGATGTAAAAGGTGAAGGCCAAGGCGTTTCATACGACGAAGCACAAGAAACTTTTACAGCACGTTACACTATGGAAACGATCGCTCTAGCATTTGCGATAACAGAAGAAGCTATGGAGGATAACCTCTATGACAGACTTTCTTCTCGTTATACAAAAGCTTTAGCACGTTCTATGGCTAATGCTAAACAAGTGAAAGCAGTGGTTCCATTAAATAATGGACTCCCTGGCGTAGCTACCTTCAAAACAGGAGATGGCGTTTCTTTAATAAACGCTTCTCACCCAACTGTTCAAGGTACATTTAGCAATACATTATCAACAGCAGCGGATCTTAACGAAACATCATTGGAGCAGTCTTTAATCGACATTGCTGCATTCACTGATGAACGTGGTCTTAAAATTGCGGCTAGAGGAATGAAGATGGTTCTTCACTCTAACCAACAATTTACTGCTGAAAGACTGATGAAGTCTCCAGGAAGAGTTGGTACGGCTGATAATGACATTAACGCAGTCAAGAACATGGGGATGCTTCCTCAAGGATTCGTAGTTAATCACTACTTATCTGACACTGATGCGTTTTATATCATTACGGACGTTCCTAACGGAATGAAGTATTTCAACAGAGCACCATTGAAAACATCAATGGAAGGCGACTTTGATACTGGTAACGTTAGATACAAAGCTAGAGAAAGATACGCTTTTGGCGCATCTGACCCTAGAGGTATCTATGCATCACCAGGTGCGTAATACATCAAATAATTAACGAAATGAGGCCGCCTTAAAACGGCCTCATTTTTTATGTAAACTTCTAAACTCATGAAAAAATTCAGAATTCAAATAACATATTGTGGCTATTCTGCGGATTTTACCGTCACATGTGAAGATACTCCTCAAGGTATCGAAAACTCTATCCTTGACAAACTAGGAAAAAATGAGGTATTATTTGAAAAAAATGGATTTACCGTTAAAACTGGTAAATGGATAACCTATGAGGAGGTTACAAATGACCCAAGACCTGTACATTACGAAGAAGTCCTTGGAGTTAGAATGGCAACAAGAGCACCTGAAGGAGGGCAAGCATAATATCCGAATGATTGAAATCAATAGAAAAATCCAGGATATTATTAAAGAGATCGTTGCCAAAGAGTTTGAAGAACAAACGCTTCAAACCAAAGTAAACAGCGCCAAGGCTGAAGTTTCGATAGCCACTTAAGCGCTATCACAAAATCATATAAAAGCCACAGGATCACTTGCGCCAAATTTAAATTTGGGGTATAGATTAGATACTATACAATTATTAATTAGATCTAGACGCGTATAGTCGACGGCCTAGAGACTAGATCTTACAAACTAGGAGGATTATAATTATGGCAAAAACTACGTTTTCGGGACCAGTCTATTCGAAGAATGGATTTATTAATACAGGTCCTGGCAATACAATAAGTTTAACTGCTGATACAACTTTAACAGTTGCAGCTCATGCGGGTAGACTTTTACTTACAAACGATGCGGATGGTAAATTTACATTACCTACAATCAACGCTAGTTCAAATAGCGCTGTAGCCGGTGATACCGACTACAATAACCTTAACAATATTGGTGCAAGTTTTCATTTCTATGTGGCAACAGCTGCAACGGATATGGACATCTTAACTGATGGAACTGATAAGTTCGTTGGGGCTATTATGCTTGCTGTGGATAATGGTGCGAAAAAAGCTTTCATACCAGGAGCAGCTAACGATGTAATCACTATGACGGGTAGTACCGCAGGTGGTCTTGTAGGAAGTGTTGTTACAATTACAGCAATTGCTGACGATGAGTATTTGGTGCATGATTCTTTAGTACTGGCAACAGGAACTATAGTAACACCATTTGCAGACGCGTAATAAATAAAATAATGTGAGCTCCTTCGGGAGCTCACGACTAAGGAGAAAATATGAGCACATATCCAGTAGATATAAAAACAGTGAACGTTGCTACAGCTGCAACTACGACAGTATTTGCAGGGCCCGCTAGAGTTTTAGGACTGTCATGGTCTCAACCTACGAATGTGGGAGCAGGAACTATAACGGTTAATGATGATACAACCGCAGTATGGGTTGTGGATGTTCCAGCTACAAATACTACCGATCATAAAGCTCCGGTTTATGGACATATCATGTTACCAGGAACAGGAATTAAAGTTAGTACAAGTTTAAAAGTAACGAACGCAATAACAACGCATGTAACTGTTTATTACGGTTAGGGGGTAGTGTATGGCTATTGCTACCACAAATACTTTTGAGAAGACTTTTTCTATTGATGAAGTTATTGAAGATTCATACGAACGTATCGGTCTGCAAGCAACTTCTGGCTATCAATTAAAAACAGCTAAAAGATCTTTAAATATTTTATTTCAAGAATGGGGTAATAGAGGTTTGCATTATTGGGAAGTAGCAAATTCTAGTTTTACCTTGGTTACAGATCAAAGTGAATATATTATTTATAGATCTACAGGAGACGGTACTTCTGATGCAACAGCTATTTATGGTGCAGCAGATATATTAGAAGCCTCTTATAGAAATGCATCTAGTGTAGATTCGCCACTCACTAAAATTGATCGATCCACTTATCAAGCTTTATCTAATAAAACAGCAACGGGAACTCCTTCTCAGTATTGGGTACAGAGATTTATTGATAGAACAACGATGACAATTTATTTGACTCCGAGTTCAACTCAGAATGGTCACACTATAAATTATAATTATATTAAAAGAATTAAAGATGTGGGAGATTTTACTAATGTAGGAGATGTTCCTTATCGTTTTGTTCCTTGTATGGTGGCAGGATTGGCTTTTTATTTAAGTCAAAAATATAATCCCGAATTATCACAACAAATGAAACTTTATTATGAGGACGAATTAACAAGAGCATTAGCAGAAGATGGCTCGCCATCAAGTACTTATATAACCCCTAAAACTTATTACCCGAGTGTATAATGGCTAAATTTGCAAGAGGACAACACGCACTATCAATTTCAGATCGATCCGGTCAGGCTTTTCCTTATTTGGAAATGGTGAGAGAATGGACTGGAGCCTGGGTACATATTTCAGAATATGAACCAAAATCTCCATTGATCCAGCCTAAGCCCGTAGGAGCAGATCCTCAAGCAGTGCAAAGAGCTCGCCCTGCAAGAACTGAATTTTATACACCTAAAATTTTACCTAATGATCCTTTATCGACAGCGGGTTCCACTACGGTTACAGTTAGTGAACCTGATCATGGTCGATCAACTGGGGATGCAGTGAGATTTAGAAGTGTTGTTTCTTCGGTAGGAGGAGTTTCTCCTATTATTTTTGGTTTAGAAACGACTCTTGCTACTAATCTTACGGATTCAGCTACGACTTTAACTTTATCAGATGCGTCTGGATTTCCAACCTCAGGTTATATTGTAGTTAATCCAGGAGCTAACGATAGTGAAACTATTAAATATACAGGTAAATCAAGTAATGATTTAACTGGTTTAACTAGAGGTTCATCCGCTCCGACTTATAATTTAACTCCTCAAACAACGACAGCTTCGGCTCATGATGCAAACGTAAAAGTCAGAGGATCTTATTCAATTACTAAAGTGGATGCTGACAGCTATACCTTTACATTGGCTTCAGCAGCCAGTACAACTCAAACAGGAGGCGGGTTTCCGATCTTTGCAGGTCCGGTGAACGCAAGAGCATAATGGCAGGATATACACTTTCAGCATTAGAAGCTGATCTTAGAAGTTATACTGAAGTAGACAGTAATGTTTTTACTGGTGCTCTTCTAAGCAGATTTATAGAAAATGCAGAATATAGGGTAATGAGAGATTGTCCTATTGATGCAGATCGAAAAGCTCAAACTGGAAATTTAGTTGCAGCGCAATCGACTATTAATGCTCCCGCAGGGTGCTTATTTGTAAGAGGAATGCAGGTTTATACATCTACGTCGGTTACGACGGGTGTAAACACATGGTTAGAGAAAAAAGATAGAACCTATTTACAGGAGTTTATTCCTGCTGAAACATCCACAGGAGCCCCTAAATACTATGCTATGTTTGGAGGAGCTACGGGAACTACAGATACGACTTCAGGACGTATGATGGTTGCCCCTGTTCCTGATGCAAATTACGCTTTTAAAGTTCATTTTAATGCAAAACCTACGAGTTTAGTTACAGATACGAGTGGAACTTATATCAGTCTATATTTTCCAGCAGGGCTTTTATATGCTTGCCTAATAGAGGCCTATGGCTTTTTAAAAGGTCCCATGGACATGTTGACACTATATGAAAATAGGTATAAACAAGAATTAGAGAAATTTGCTGCGGAGCAAATTGGAAGACGGAGACGAGATGATTATACGGATGGAACAATTCGGATACCCATTCAGTCACCAAATCCGTAATAGGAGATAAATATGGGAATAACATCAGCAGTTTGTAACACTTTTAAACAAGAAATTTTAGAAGCCGAACATAATTTTTCATCTAGCGGTGGAAATACTTTTAATATAGCGTTATACGATAGTGGCGCAGATTTAAGTAAATCTACAACAGTTTACACAACTTCAGAAGAACTAGCTACGACTGGTGGCTATACAGCAAAAGGAAACGCTTTAACAAGTGTGACTCCTGCGTTGGATAGTGATACAGCGGTTTGTGATTTTTCTAATACAAGTTGGACATCAGCTTCTTTCACAGCACGAGGTTGTTTAATTTTTAATGATTCGCACGCAAGTGACGCGGCAGTTTGTGCCATTGATTTTGGTGGAGACAAAACCGTTACCAGTGGAACTTTCACAATAGAGTTTCCGGCAGCGGCGGCATCAACAGCAATCATACAAATAGCGTAAGGAGTCCTTCCTTATGGCAGACGTATCATCAGGATGGGGGCGGTTAACCTGGGGACAGGCGGATTGGAATGATTCCACCGTTTATAATACAGGTTGGGGCGCCAAAGGTTGGGGTGATTCTAATTGGGGAGAACTCAATGATGAAACAGTTACTCTTACCGGCGTATCAGCAACAACTGCTGTAGGAACCGTTGACGCTTTCGTTCAACCTGGTTGGGGTACTCTTGAATGGGGATATAATGGCTGGGGATCGGTTGACGAAGCCACGGTTAGACCTAGCGGAGTTTCAGCAACTACAAGTGTTGGAGCAATTACACCAGCGGATGTTATGGGACTTACAGGAGTCTCAGCAACAACTTCTATAGGAACACCAACAATAGTGGGAGATGTT